CAAGGCGAATGATTGATGGAAAATTGTTTTCAGAAAATCGCTTGTTAGGCTTGAAGGATTCGGAAGGATTGCTTGAAAGGATGGAACAAAATTCTAATCTGATTCTATCTTAATGGAACTAATAATAATTGCGGGAATAATCTATTTGGCTTTTTCCCTATAAAAAAAGAAATAGAAAAGAAATAACCTTTCCGGCAATAAAACCGGAAGGGTTTTCTTTTGCCCAAATAGGAAAGAAATAGATTAGAAATAATAGTTTGTGAAATAATAGATTCTAAATAAAATAAAGAGTTGCCCACCGGCACCCACGCCCACCGGCACCTATGCCTACGCACATGAGTACCTATGCCTACGCACATGAGCAACCCAGGCGGGCAACGTATCGGGAATCCCAGTAAACAAAAGGGATTGAAAAAAAAATGAAAAAAAAGTGCGATTCGATTTGCGTTATATTGAAAACCGTGCCATGTTGTTTTCATGACCAGTAAACAACAACTCGCCGAGATACAAGACTTCATCCCCGGGGGCTTTATCTTAATTGGAAACGCCAGAGCAAAAGTTAATTCAAACTTTGCTAATGTCATCTTGCCGGAAGTGGTAAGAAACAGTAAAGAGATTCTCTCAAATGCGGAAGCAATGAGAGCGCATGAGAAAAGCATTGCTCCGGCAATCTCTTTCATCAATCCCGAATTGCTTATTTCAGCATCGGAAAAGGTTCTTGACCTTGTTGGGGAAAAGATAGATCATCCGGAAATGTCAACGGAAGCAGAAGATGAAGCCGAAAGGCTTTCTCATACCGAAGAATGTCCAGAGGGATACGACTACTACTAAAAAGGAATTGAAATTATGATACCATCAGTATTACTCGCAAGAGCGGAAGCTCGACTTAATGACCTTCAGGCAATGGATGACGGATTGCCACCCTTGCCCAAGTTGAGAGCGTTGCTTGAAGAAGCGGAAGAGGCAGTTGCCAAGGCGAAGATCGCTTGCGACAATTGGACACCGCCGGAACCCAAGCCGGCAAGGAAATTCTCTTACGACTATTTTGCTCCGGCTCCTATTGATGGAGATTACCTTGACCCAAATGAGGAAACCGACATTGATGAAGAAATAGATTCAATTATAAGATCAGAAAGAAGGGGAAGATTCTTTCCGGCGAAATAGAAAAGAAAAAAAACCTTTTGCAATAAATAAAAAAGGAATTGAAATAATGACGCCTAGCGAACAACGAGAGTTTGAGAACAAACATATAACGAGATCCGGAACCGGATGGCGATTGACTAAGCCAACCAGGTACGGCGGAACGATGTGGTTCCTTGACCGGTACAAGGCTATTGAACATTTGAAACTAATTCAATTAGGAAAGTACTCCTAAAAAGAAAAACGAAATAAAATTTGCGTTCTCTCCGGAACCGGACTATAGTGTTTGAAGTTACAGAGATCCAACAAACAACAAACAACAACATGATAAAATTAATTCAAATTCTCAAGTTCCTCGGAATGATCTACGACACGGAAGAGTGCCGGATCTGGGTGAACGACTACCAGAACATGAACACGGAGAACGGCAAACTTTTCCAACATTGCCTAGATTCCAAATTGATTGAGACTTATTCAGATCACAATCCGGATCCAGGAACGTATGCAGAGACATACGCCCAACTAAGTCCGCTTGGAGTAGATCTCTACGACCTAGGGAGGGGCAACTAATGGATTGCCCTTACGACTGGAAATCAGGGTGGCAACACCCTTACCAAATCGGTTGCGGTGGGAATGAGGTTCCGGGGATAGTATCCGGCAAGTGGTACATCTACGTATGGAACTGCATCGAAAAAACGAATTGCTATTATTGCTTCAATGACGATCTGTTTATCTCGCAGGATCAACACAAGGAAATAGTAGATAATCAGAAAGTTTACAATTTCAAATGAGATCCGAAAAAATAGAACTCTTAATAATATTTCTGGGGATCTCCTCTTGTTGGATCTTAATAGAACTAGTTTATAGATTCTTATAGAAAAGAAAAATAGAATAGAAAATAAAATATCTTAATAAATAAATTTGTTGTTGTCATGGGAGGGATCCGGCTCGAAAGAGCCGGACCTTTTCGTTTTCAGATCCTGCCGGATCTGACCGGATCCACCCGACCCGGCTCCCGGATCTGCACGAGATCTCACGCAAGTTGACCGGATCCACCCGACCCGGCTCCCGGATCCACCCGGTCCAGGCTAGTAGTTCGACTAATGCAGTTAATTAGATTTATAGCAAACTGCCCATAAAATTTGACTTCGTTTCTTTCCTATTCTATATTGTTGCGATGTTTATTTTAATTCTTTTCGTTTCCTGCCTCACCGGAGGAAGCACTAACAACAAACAAACAAAGGTTATATAATTATGGCGCACATGATCGGAGAACGAGACACGCAGTTTGGGCTTGCCCAAGCATGGCACGGATTAACGCGAGTAGTCGAGGCAATCGACACGCTCACAATTGCGGATAGTTTTCTTTATCCCCAAGTATGCAGGCAACTGCAGTTTGAGAATGAGCTTGGCGATTCAGTGCCGGTAGAGGCAAAGCAAATCGTCAGCCTTGACGATGAGTTACCAATTGGCTTACCCGTAGGCATGGACTACAAACTGCTTACGAACAAGGACATTTGGGAGGCTATCGCAAGAGCATTGACCGGAACAAGGCACGAGATCGTCAGCGCCGGAAGCGTGAGAGATCGGGAACTTTGCTTTGTTTCGATTAAACTTGCCGACAGTTTCACGGATGGGAAAGGCAATGAAACGCAACCCTATCTAAACATTCAGTGGGGGCATGGGAGCAAGTTCGCCGTCTACGTGGTCAATGTGGCTACCAAGATCGTTTGCGCCAACACGTTCACGATGAGCTTGAACGGAAACAAACTGTTCAAGATGAAGCACACCAAGAACGCTGACGAGCTACGCATCGAGGAAGCTATTGACGCGCACTTTGGAGTCGCACAAGAGTTCGACCTTGCGATGCAGGAAGCGGAATCGAAAGACATAGCGCCGGAAGATGCGCGCAAGGTCTTTGCCGGATTCATCTCCCAAGGCAGGGAAGCAAAGACGCAAACCGGAGCAACTCGCATTCTGAATACCACAGATAGACTTTGCGAACTTTTCCAACATGGGAAGGGAAACTTTGGTTCTAATCGGTTGGACGTATACCACGCCGGGACGGATTACTACTCCCACGAATCAAGCGGATACGCCGGCACGGATAAGTTCGACCAAGGCAAACAATTCGTTTCAAGCGAATTCGGCACCGGAGCGGAACGCAAAAACGAGTTGCTCAACATCATAACGCAAGATGATGAATGGACAAAGACCCGCGAGAATGGCGAAAAGGTTTTGCACTCAATCGCCTTGTCTCAAGTTTGATATGGAAGTAATACTAATAGCCGGAATAGTTTACCTTGCGGTAATACTATAAGAACAGAAGAGAAAACCAAAAGACGCCTCCGAAAGTGGGGGCGTCTTTTTTGCGTTCAAATACAAATAGAAAAGAAAATAGACTCGATAAAATAGAAAAGAAAATAGATGCAATAAAATAGAAGAAGGAGAACGAGAGGAACCGGCGCCGGATCTGACCGGAGCCGTCCACCCGGATCCACCCGGATCTGCACGAGATCTCGTGCAAGTTGACCGGATCTGACCGGAGCCGTCCACCCGGATCCACCCGGATCTGCACGAGATCTCGTGCAAGTTGACCGGATCTGACCGGAGCCGTCCACCCGGATCTTGTGCGCGCATCTATTATATACGCACAAAAGCCCACGAAAAAAAAATGCGATTCGATTTGCGTTACCTCGAAAAGTGTGCGTTCTTGTTTATGTGCCGAAGGTGGCACTAGTTAAAATTCATCACCTAAACAAAAAAAAGACAAACCATGAACAAGTACCAAAAACTTCTCGCCTCCCTTCTCTTAGCGTTGGCGCATAGTCAAGCAAACATAGGCAACGGACACAGTCCGAACAGAGTCCTTAGACTGAAGAACATCATTCAAAAGGTGGAGCAAAAAATCTTCGACCTTAACAATGAGCCTCCCGCCGATGACACGAAGGAATTGCTTGAAATGTCGGAGGAAGAATGGGAGAAAAAACAGCAAGACGCTAAAGACGATATGCACGACAAGTTTATGCACGACATAGAGGTTGGACGATATGATCGACTTGCCCCAGTCAAATGGGACGAGGTAGAGACTTACACCGACCCCAACGCCGGAACCTCACTAGATGAGGAACTAGAACAATTTTCGTTTGACTCAAAAAACTTCAACCAAGGATAATTACAATGTCGCTTACAATCAACACTACGCCCGGAGGAATCCGGGCACTTAGTCACGCCGAGTTCAAGAATGAACTCTTGTTCTTCCGGGGCACCGGGTTCGCCACTATGACGGCGAACACGTGCCCGGCAATGAAAGCCGGGGGGCAGTTCAAGACCGGAGACGTGACTAAACGTTATCATGGGCAAATCCTTTGGGGGGCGTCAATGTATCATGGAAGTAGCTTGGAAAGAGCTTGGCTAAAAGAGAACCCAGGAAGGAGCCGGGCAGACCTTCCCAACTTCGACATTGCTCCCCCTCCCTTCGGGGAGCGACTAATCAATCCGGAAACCGGGAAGGTTTCAAGCGTGGTTGAATGTACTCCAAAGAGCGGAGCGAACAAGGGCAAGCTAACTCATTACTTGCGTTGCCGAATGGGAGACCGCTTGTCACCTTTGAGGTACTTCGAGACCTCAACCGGGATGGACATAGACCCGGAAGAAGTCACGCCTTGCTTGCGTCCAAGCTACAAGCCGAAAAATCAAGAGGCATTGAAAGAGGAGATATATGTCAGAACCTACTCTCTTGCCGGAATTGTTGAATTCGTCACCGCCGGGGAAGTTTGGCAAATCTTGAAAAAGTTGGACTTGTAGAAAGGAGCCGGGAGCCGGGAGCCGGGGGGAGTAGTGACCCCCCCGGCTTTCTTGCGTCCAGATCCTACGCTCAAGTTCACTTCCAAACGCCTTGGAAGTTAAATTGCAGACTTCCAAATGTTACCACCCACCCCTATTATTCAAAATCATAGTTGCCATAAGCGTAGCTCATAGGCCCGGGGGCCTATTCTTCAATATCCCCTCCTTCGAATTCATTACGGTTTCTGTGTGGGCGGCTAACTGGGAAGGGCTACTAGCTTAACAAGCGTCTTAAAGGAGGGGGGTATTATTGAAAATCTATGAATTTGGAAAGTGTTTTGATTTCTTCGATTCCATAAAAATTCCCAAGGTAATATAGAAAAAGGGAAAAATCTTTATGCGAAAGGAATTGAACTTGTATGGCGACTTGGTTATATTTGCCGTCATACCACATATCCATCAGCCTAAATATTTCGTCGGTTTCCACGTAGGTTTAGAGAATAAAAGAGTATTGAAGCAGAATTTCTTAGTATCCTTCATAAGTTTGCATCCTAGGCATTCTAGGCGGCTGATCATTTCTTGTTTATGCCTCATATTGACAAAAACGACAACTTCATTTGGTTCTTCGACAAAATGATCGGAGAATTCTTCGCAGATTGCAGTAATAATTGATTTCATTCGTGTAATATGTATTATACAGTTATGAAGGTTAAAATTCTTTTGTTTTTATTTTTATTGTTCAGCATGGGATGTGGATCAATGAATATTATAAAGCACTTCAAGCCCAACGAGCATCTTCCCCAGCCGCCGAAAGTAAGTGCGGAAGAGGTCTTTAATTACGTTGACAGCAACAATGACAATACAATTAGTAAAGAGGAATTTGCCGCCGAAGATATAACTGTGGCTGCGAAACCGGTCATTCAGGAAATTGATGGGGAGACACCTCTAATAATATTCTTATGGCTCATGGGTGGAACTTGTCTTTTATTGGCAGTATTAAAAATAAAGCCGATATCCAGTGCGGCCAGTGCGGCCAGCATGAAAATCTGTGAAGCTTCGTTTAATGGTCTCACTGTAATAAAAGCTAAATTTGATGGACTACGCAAAAAGGGAATACTATCGAGCAAGGAACGAGTGGAAGACGCTGAATGAAGAAAAAGATTCTATTGAAAAAATAGAAAAGATGGCATGGAGCGAATTCTATGCAGCTGTCATGGGTTACGTTGACGATAATAACCTAGCATCTCCATTTACAAAGAAAAAAACTGAAGACGAGAATGACAGTAAAATGTCCTTCGACGACGAGGTCGTGAAGAGTGCATATAGGCAGGCTGCCCTAAGAAGTCATCCGGACAAAGAATCCGGGAACGAGGAATTATTTCAAGAATTGTCTCAAGCGAAACAAGAGGGGAATTTAAATAAATTCATTGATTGCGCGAAACAATTGGATGTATCCATAGAGGACATCTCCATATCTCACGTAGAGGCTCTTGAGCAAGAGGTGGAGAAGATGAGAAAAAATGTTTTAGACATGACTTCCAGCCCTCATTGGGTTTGGTTTCATTCGAGTAAAAATAAAAAACAGTTAATAATAGAAAGGATTTGCAATGCCTCAGCAGAAGAGCAAGGATAGCCAAGAGCCAATGCCGAAATTATATATCAAGCACAAGAAGTTCACGGCAAAACAGAATGAATTTCTTGATATAGCTTTCGACCAACAGACCAAAATAATGTTCATCAGTGGTCCTGCCGGGAGTACTAAGACTTTCATGTCTGTTTATGCGGGTCTCAAGGAAATGAGCGGTAATGACGACTTGGACATTCTTTACGTTAGAACCGTCATTGAAAGCGCAGAAAAAGGATTAGGCTTTCTACCGGGAGACATGGAGGAAAAGTTAAATCCCTATATGGCTCCACTGAAGGATAAGCTTGACGAAATGTTACCGGTGAAAACAAGCCCTACGATTCAGCGTCAGTTGCTCGAAAGGGGTAGGGTTCAAGCGATGCCCATAAACTACTTAAGGGGGGCTAGTTGGACCAATAAGATCATAGTGGCAGACGAAGCTCAGAATTTTACGTTTCAAGAGCTTACTACTTTGATAACTAGGTTGGGGGAGGACAGTAAATTGTTTATTTGCGGAGACCCGATGCAGAGCGACATTAACTCAAGATCTGGTTTCATGCCGATGTACAATATCTTCAATGATAATGAAAGCGAATCAAAAGGCATTCATTGTTTTGCCTTTACGGAGAGTGATATAAAAAGAAGTCAAATTTTAAAATACATAATAAAAAGGTTAAAATACCACAAGAAGAACGTGTAATATATCATATGGAGAACATTCTATTCGTCGCGACAAGAGATCCGGCAAAGCGTCGGGCAAATTACGCACTCTCTAAATTTGACGAAATGATTGAATTCTCCATTAGATTCATGATGAGTGTTCACGGACAAGGCAGATGGCCGTCCTCAAGGGCAAGCAGGGGCCAGGCAAGGTTCGTCTCCAATTTGACAAAAGATGATATAGATTGGGCGTATAAAATAATCATTATGGATGACACTCCCCCCTTATTTAATGAAAAAGACGATTATAAAAATAAAATTGACCACTGGGAGATTAACGAAAGAATCCCTTGGCACAATCAAAAAAAATTAATAAAAAATAAAGTTTCGTCTCTTCTAAATGGGATTAACTAATGGATTGCAAGATTCTCACTCCTGACTTAGGTTTGCAAAAGGCCTGTATCATTAAGGAGTTCACTCAGACGGGTGGGCAACATCATGGAGAAAAGATGGTTGTCTTAAGATTAAAGAACCGCTCATTGTCTATTTGGCAAAAAGAAAGAATTTCTCTAAAAAAGGATATAATTCTCGAATAAAGTGTACATTTAAAGAAATTTAATTGATTTTTTTAAAATTTTCGATAGTATATCCTTATATATGAATGAGATATCACAAATAGGATCTAGCGAGGTAATAATAGCAGTCATTAGTTCTTTGACTACTTTGCTTTTGGCATGGCTAAAAATAAAGCATAATAAAGGCAAGCAAGAGAAGGAAGAAAATGAGATACAAAATAAAGCGGAGACGTTAATCGAGAACCTCCACGCTGAAAAGATAATATTCATCCGAAAGGGGAAAAAGGAATTCGAGATTCAGGCTGGAATTCAAAACGAAAAAGTGTTCCCAGTCAAAGACAAAGAGGGAAATCAGATGGGAGAATTAAAGATAGTTTTCTCGAACAAAAAAGAATTAAGCCAGGAGGACGAAGGGTTAATAATAGATTACCTTAAGTTGTTTTGGAAGAAATCAAAACGATAGGAGGTTGCCATGGCTCACTTATATTGCCCGGAATGCGGCGCAAAAATAGAATACTCTTTACAAAAACCCCAGTTCTGTTCAGCGTGTGGAGTTCCTCTGGATGGAAAACATGCCTCAGCCTCCAAAAGGAAGGCTCCCAAGCATGAAGACAAGGAAAGAGAGGAGGAAAAGGAGTCCGTCCCTCAAATAAGCGACTTGGATGTAGATATCGATTATTCTTTTGGTAAAAAATTCACTTTTGAGGAATTAGCCGAAACACCCAAGGAAGATTTGGGCAGAATCTCGAAAGGAAAAACCAAACAAAGCGAAGATCCCGTTAAAACATCCATGGATGACTGCTTGCCTGGTCGCCGGCATTCAATTGGTTAATGAGCAAGAAAAAGTTTACGTATGAAGACAAATCAAAAGAAATTGACCACGAGATAGTCAAAAGGAGAGGAAAGTGGAAATTAAACTCCTTAGCTTGGATAGACTTTAATGACGTTGAGCAAATAATTCGAGCCCATATATTCAGAAAATGGCATCAATGGGATCAGGAGAGATCTTTATTGCCTTGGATAAATAAAATAATATCCAATCAGTTAAAAAACATACTGAGGAATTATTACCACAACTTTGCGAAGCCGTGTGTGAATTGTCCGTTTAGTTCTCCTGAGATTGATGGGGATTTATGTTCGTTTACTCCAAGTGGATACCAAGATGTTAAATGCCCTTTGTTCGCTAAATGGTATATGTCTAAGAGGCATGCCCATGATATAAAAATGGCAGTATCTCTAGAAAAGATTCCCGTGGAAATGGGTGGAGAGTCAAGGAATTCAGATAATATTGATGCCGCCATAATAAAGATGAATAGATTATTGAAAGAAAGTTTATCCGAAAAGCATTATAATATATATGAAATGTTATTTATAAAAAACATACCGGAGGAAGAGGTCGCGGCAATTTTAGGATATAAGACATCCGAGAAGGGGCGGAAGGCAGGGTATAAGCAAATTAAAAATCTAAAGAAGATGCTCAAACAAAAAGCGGAAAGAATAATAGACAGAAACGATTTCTTTTATTGATATGAAATTAACTGAAGAACAGAAAAAATTTATAGACAAGAACTACTTAAGTATCCCGGACTTGATTTTGCTTACCCAAGCAGTATACAAGAATAAGAAGATAGACGGGAGGAGCAAGGAGGGGAAAATTGTCGCGACATATATGGTAAAACAAAAATACAAATACAAGACAAGGAACAACGCAAAGAAAACTGCGGTTAGGTTGTCCGACGAACAGAAAGAGGAAATTCTCGAATTATACGAAAGTGGGTTGAAGTCTCTTGCCATAGCTCAGATTATATTCTCCGATAGGGAAGTTAAGAACCTTGGGTTAGAACAAAGGGCTGTTGCTAAATTTCTCAAGAATAACTCTCCGGATTTCGTAAAGGCCCAAAGGGATGACGAGAAAATGGTGAGGTATATCCCACCCAGCGGCAAAACAAAATTAATCAGCAAGGTGAATGAGAAAGCTCAAGCGGATTTGGATCCTGAAAATCTTAAAAGACTGGAAATAGATTGTATTACTAAATTAGAGAAGTACTTACGTTCCCCAAGATTTTCTCAGATCATAACAGGGTATGGGAAAGATGATGCTGTTTTGTTCGAATCCGAATTCATTCGTGCAACTTGGAATAAACCTGATTTGACAAATGATGAAATCAATCTTTATATCAATGTATGTATAGATTATGTAAATTTAAAAAACATCAATAGAAACATGGAGAAATTGAACCGCATGTTTGACGATGCTGAAGACCAAACTGAAATGACGGTAAGGTTAGCAGAAATCCTAAAAGCCAAAAGCGGAGAATATCATCAATGTGAACAGCGGCAGGAATCATTGATAAAGAAACTTAATGGAGATAGAGCCGTCAGGTTGAAGAGTAGGCAAGATTCTAATGCTTCTATGTTGTCTTTAGTCCAAGCGTTCCAAGAAGAAGAGGAGAGGAAGCGTATGTTAGACATGGCTGAGAAGCAAAAACTATTAATACAAGAAGAAGCGGACAAAATAGAAAACATGGACACTTGGAAAGCCAGGGTTTTGGGCATTGATAAATCAGACGTCATATAATGTACGAATACAAAATCAAGGAGGTAATAAGAGTTGTAGACGGAGATACTGTGGACGTATTAATTGATTTGGGCTTTGACATAATGACTAAAAAGAGAATAAGGCTTGCAGACATTGATGCTCCTGAAACAAGGACAAGAGATAAAGAAGAAAAGAAAAGAGGGTTTATATCAAAAGATAAACTTTCTCATTTACTATATAATGAACCTGAACTTACATTAATATCAAAGAAGATAGGAAAATACGGTAGAATAATAGGGGAGATATTCGACAGCAATAACAAATCTCTCAATAGGGCAATGGTAGATGGTGGATTCGCGACAAAAATTTAAATGTAAAATCTGTGAAAAAGAGTTTAAATCGATTAGTGGTCTCCACAATCATTTATCAAGAATTCACAAAAGCACTCAAAAGGAATATTATTTAACTTATTACCCGCGAAAGAATAAGTTGACGGGAAGCCCCTTGCCCTTCAAGAACTGGGAATCGTATTTTAATTCTGATTTTACTTTCAGGCCTCAAATGATAAAGTGGTGCTCCAAGGCTCCGAAGGCAGAGGTAAAGAGTTACATATTTAATTTGCTTAAAAACAGGATGAAATCCAAAAAGCTGGAGCTTGTCCCCAACTCCATTGAGCTAGAAACATCCAAATTGCCGCCTATGGATACCTACAGAGAGGTTTTCGGCTCATACGCGAATGTATGTAAGGAATTAGGGAAAGAGGCCCTTTACGGGCAGGGAGCGCCCCCCGGCTTTTTCAAGCAGGAACCCACGAAAGGATTGCCTATCTTCGTTGATACCAGAGAACAGAAGCCGTATTCCTATATTAATTCCGAAACGTTAAAGCTGGACTTCGGTGATTATACCCTTGGTGGAGATAGTTATAATTACATATACATCGATAGAAAAAGCGAAGAAGATTACAAGGGAACTTTATCCGCAGGGAACATCGATAGATTCAAGAGGGAGCTAGATAGGGCTAGGCAATTTGGAGCATTTCTATTTATTTTGGTTGAAAGTGATTTATCACGAATATGGAGAAACAACCAGTTCTCTTCTCATAAGCATAAGCTAGGCTTCATATATCACAATATGCGAGTTGTGACTCATGACTATCATGATGTTTGCCAATTTGTATTTGCCGGAACGAGAAGCGAAGCATATAGACTTACTCCTTTGCTTTTAGAACACGGGCAAAAAGTAAAGAAATCAGACGTTCAATATTTTTTAAACAAAGACATGGAAGATTATGACTTGGGAGATAGGATCACAACTTAGACAAAAATACCCTGACTACAATAAGGAGCTTAGCGAAATAGAGGGCGTCGTAGACGAAGAAGAAGCCCGAATTTTGTTATATAAGTTCTTAAGGGAAAACACTACTTTCGCGGTAAGCCTGTTATCCGGAGTGGATCTTTTCCCATTTCAACATATGGCCATCAAGGGAATGATGAAGACCGATTACTTCCTTGGTATATGGAGTCGGGGTTTATCGAAATCCTTTACTACCGGAATTTTCGCATTTCTTGATGCGATATTAAACCAAGGAGTTGAGATCGGTATCCTGAGTAAATCCTTTAGACAATCGAAACTCATCTTCAAGAAGATTGAAGATATTGCCGCGAAGCCGGAGGCAAAGATGCTGGGTCAATGCATAACCCATAAATCCAAAAGCAACGACGAATGGCTTATGGAAATAGGCTCCTCACGCATACGGGCATTGCCGTTAGGCGATGGCTCCAAGCTGCGTGGTTTTCGTTTCCATAGGATAATCATCGATGAGTTCCTGTTGATGCCGGAATCGATCTATAACGAAGTTATAGTTCCGTTCTTGTCCGTCGTGGAGAACCCCATGGAACAGCAACGGATGCACGATCTAGAAACCAAATTAATTAACGAAGGCAAAATGAATGAGGAGGATCGCTATAAATGGCCTCACAACAAGCTAATAGCTTTGTCATCGGCTTCATATAAATTTGAGTACCTCTACAAAGTATACGAAAAATTTGATAATCTAATAACGGGAAAAGACACCGAAGGAGAAAATAGCGATGCGACGAGATGCATTATGCACTTTAGTTACGATTGCGCTCCCGAAAAACTATACGACTCGAACTTGATAGAACAATCGAAATCCACGATGTCCCAAAGTCAGTTCGATAGAGAATTCGGTTCTTTATTTACTGATGACAGCAGTGGGTATTTCAAGAACTCCAGAATGGCTGCATGTACGGTTCAAGACGGAATGGAGCCTTCCATGGAAGTGGCGGGTAACCCCAAGGACAAATACCTCTTGGCTTTTGACCCAAGTTGGGCGGAATCAGAAAGCTCTGATAATTTTGCGATGCATGTATTTAAACTACATGACGAAAAACAGATGGGAACATTAGTTCATTCGTATGCGTTGGCGGGAACTTCCTTAAAGCAACATATAAATTACTTTCACTACTTGATAAAGTATTTTAATATTGTTTCTATAGTGGGGGATTATAACGGAGGGGTTCAATTTTTAAATGCTGTGAATGAGAGTAAGAAGTTTAAGGATTCCAACATAAAGATAGATTTTATCACTGCTGATTTTGATAAACCCGAGGAGTATGAAAACGATTTAAGAAAAGCCAGAAGAGAGTATGACTTGGACTCGAAAAAGATTTGTATATTAAGAAAGCCCACCAGCCAATGGATTCGTAGGGCAAATGAATTACTACAAGCTAGTTTCGACCATAAGAAAATTGCATTCGGCAGTAGGCCAATTGATGATTATTATACGGCGGAAATAAAAAAGAAGATACCCATAAAAAACCTTAAATTTGCAAATTTCGTAGAGCAGGACGAAAAAGAGTCTGCAGCAGCAAAGATGATTGATTTTGTTGAGCATCAATACGACATGGTGAATTTGACTAAAACAGAGTGCGCTTTAATTCAGATTAAAACCACACCACAAGGCCATCAAAGTTTTGACTTGCCTGATGTATTGAAGAGAACCTCCGGGCCTCATAAAGCAAGGAAGGATTCATATTCTGCAATTGTTCTTGGAAATTGGATGGTTAAGACTTATTATGATTACATGAATGTAGATTGTACGAATTGGCAAACGACTTTTCAGCCGATGTTTATAGGGTAAGAATGATACAGGAAAAGATAGCTAATCCAGAACTCGTCGTTTCAGAAAGGGTTCGTTTCGAAGAAATGATAAGCAATTATGATTATAGTAATGACCCCCATTCTGTGGATTTTGAAGTCGGCGTTTTAATAGCTTTTCGTTCCAGGCATAATGTTCTAAAGGCCACGGTGGATATGTTATGTCGGCAAACCCTTAAGCCTGCCGTCATTTTGGTCGCGAGTCATAAAGAGGATATTGATTTCGCAAAAGATGCTTTCGGTAAATATGAAAACGTATTTTTATGCCTTTCTCAAAATTACCCATTAGGAGGGAAATGGTCGGATGGAGTTAAGTATGCTCAGAAATTCGATCTTAAAGGACTGGCAATATTGGGGTCGGATGATTTTCTGTCTCTTAACTATCTTGAGTATTGTAACGAGTTAGTCAAAGGAGGAGGAGTTGATGCAGTGGGAACAAAAACTTGGCATGTTTACGAGACTTACGATAAGAAAAATGAATTATATAAATTCAATCAAATTCCGTCCCAGCCGATTCCATTGGGTGCAGGCAGATTTTATTCTAGAAGAATGCTCGATTTGTTGAGTTGGGAAATATTTGAAAGGATCTTTGATTATCACTTGGACTCAAAAGGTTATTTCGATACCTATGCTTATGGTGGAAATACCCATCAGATGATCGAAAATGATGACACCTCGGTCTTGTCGCTTAAGGGTGACTGGCTGACATTGAATCCTTCCGAAAATTTAAAATCATCAAATAAAATGAAATATGAAAAAATTAAAAATGAAGAAAAATATTTCAAAAAACATTTTAATTGCAACTCTAATTCTTTTTTAATATTATGACATCAAAGCATCCCGGATATACATATAGGCAGTTTTGTGAAAAACTGGTGAGCGCCGCAGGAGAGGGAAATGTTCGACCATTTTCTGATTTCTCATTTAAAAAAACAGAAGGCTTTCCATTTGATATAGATCCAACTCAAACAGAAGGCAAAAAGAACATCATCATGAGGCATGATGTGGATCATGATCCGGGAGTTGCTCGAAATCTTGCTAGAGTAGAAAAGGAAACCGGGGTTAGGTCTACTTTTTTTGCACTTACCGCAGATGCATCCAGGAGATGGTGGATAGATGAAGAAGCTCGAAAGAAAATGATAGAATGGTATCAAGAGATACAGGGCATGGGTCACGAGGTTGGGCTTCATTATGATTTTTTGGGAGAATATTTCTCCCTAGGAAAGGATCCCAAGGAAAGTTCTGAGGAAATATTATCCGTTTTCAGAAGTAACGGCTTAAAAATTTCTGGGTGCGCTTCCCATGGATCATCAACAATGAGATCTATCGTTGGGGCTACGGGGAATATTCCTTATCCCCTCGAATATGTAAATTATAAAATATGGGATGAGGTAAACAAAGATGCAATCGAGTTAAGCCCGAATTCAAAAACATTAAATGTTCCGTATATGAGCCTTGAGTCTCAAGGCCTAAGGTATGAATCTTACTTTGTTAAAAAACAATGGTATTTATCAGATAGTGGGGGCAACTTCTGGACTGGGGGCTATTGCGGTTCGGACAAATTTGAAAATTTGCCTAATGCAATAAACGATCCCCTTGAAACATCCTCAGAGCTTATGAAAGAGGGGGAGATTTTGCAAATATTAGTTCACCCTATTTGGTGGAAGAATAATCTTTAAATTTTAGAGTGAAAATCTTAAACGTGAATATAGGGCAAGGCCCTCAAGCGAAAACCTTCATTCAAAAAAACGGCATATATTTTTGTCGCGAAGGAAAGGCAAGAGAAGGTCAACAACTAGAATCTGCGATAATGACCACCCCTTCGACCATAGATGAATATCTTTCTCAGATGAGAAAAGTTCATAAAGGGAATGCCGTAAGAGATGCAAACAAGGCAAAAAAAATGAAATATTACTGCAAAGAGTTTGCAAGGCAAAATCATATTGTCGATATAGTGGATATCAATTTGTCTTCCGAAATTAGGCAGGGGAGAAAAATGACGAGCAGTTACCAAAAAAGCGTTGAGGAAATGGGGGGTTATCCTGCCGTTGAGGCAGAGATTCCAGAGCTTATATCCAATACTGATTATAATAAATTATTTGGGGTTTTTTCCCCTCAGGAAAATCATAAGCAAGGTAAACTATCACTAGATTGCAAATTATGCGGATATATATCATTTACAAGAATGGGAGAGATATCTTTATATGGTCAAATATTGGGCCATTGTGATCACTTAAAGAATGGCGTAATGTATTTATTGAACGAGTTTATAGTAAATCTTGTTTCAGCTAAAGACACTCCGGATTTTCGAGGAATAAAATATATCATGTATGGCAGTCATTGCTCTGGTACGGATGGTTTGAAAATGTGGAAGAAAAGGACTCTATTTAAACCTTATTATTTAAATATACTATAAAAACCAAAGGAATTGCCATGAGTATTTTTCCAGAATCAGAACTTGACGAATGCCAAAGTGCCGTTTTTTTCTTTTGTGCGGCTTTCGGGGGGCGGAATGATGTGATATACGCCCACAAACGAGAAATGAAGGATGTTGTTCTTAACGATATTGTTGAGGATAAACTAAATGAAATGAAAAATACCTATAGTTCCCAGTGGGAGTACATTCACGGAGACGCTTTCGAAGAAGCCATTCGGTTTTCAGATGAAGGGAGGAAATTTGATTTGGTTAGTTGTGACCCATTTACAGGATTAGAATCGAAGGTTATGAGAAACCACTTTCTAAATTTTTACAATATCGCCAATAAGTATATGTTTTGCATGATTACGAAAAACCATTGGCATTCCTTGGGGATAGATATCACAAACACAGTCCAGATATCTTCCTATCTGTCAAGCTTGCATAATTTAAATATTAATGTATCATCCATTGTAAAAAGAAGTGATTTCAAGGGAGAAGGCGCGGAGCATAGCGGAGTTTACTGGGCTGTCATAAAAAAATAATAAACTATTTTGTGACAGAAATTTAAGGTGAAAAGAAATTTTATAGTCTTATTCACAAGAGGGGGTGGAAGTAGCTTTCTAGCCGAATCCCTTAATCAGATTCCCGGAACATTATGCTTGAGAGAACCATCTCTAGGGTGTGATTTCTTTAACAACGACGAGGGGTTGTTATTGAAATTGCAAAAACATGATGATACGAAATATAGACGCAGGACCACTCAGCGCATTATGGACTGTAAGTGGATTGGTGCCAAATTAAAGCTTCATGATCAGGTCTCCTTAGGGCTAGAGAAAAAACTTTTAAATAGCAATGTGCCAATTGTTATTTGTTTGCGCAACGACGTGGTGTCTCATGCTGTAGGTTTATGTAGGAAGGATATATCGAAGGGCTCTATCACATGGAACAAATCGGAGAAGTTAAACTCTTGTTATATATCGCCGGTAGAATTTGAGAAGAATTTGGAATTCGTTCTTGAGAGCAACAAGAAACTATTTAATTTTTATAAAAAAATAGCCCCTTCTAGGCGTTATTACGTATTCTATGAAGATTTATGTTATAACCTAGAAACAGAGGTTTCTGGCATTATGAGGTTCATCAACAGTAATCAGTCTACTAAAATTGAGATAAATAAAAAAAGTTTACCCCTCAAGGTTACAAGTCTCATATGGATGAATAGTGTTAATAATTTTAAAGAAGTTGGCGACAAAATTAATGCTATGAATTTAAGTTACAATCAAATGAATAGTGGTTTTACCTTTTTGCCAAACAAATAATAAATGGGGACACAAACGGATTTGACGCGCATTGCTGCGTGGTGTGGTTCAACTCCACATGTCTCCACCATTTTTGCGGCATGTTAATTTTTGTATCTAGCACAGGAAGAAGTGGAACTACGTATTTAAGTAAATTAGTTTCGCATATCTCGGACACAAAAGGTTATCATGTTCCTGAGCCTCAGTGCACCGGGAAAGTTTTAATTGACTGCAATAACTATAAAGATAATGCAGTTCTTTCAGTAAAGAAGGAATCCATAAGAAAATCTATTAAAAATGGGAGATATTTTGAATCTAGTCCATTATTTTTGCGCTGTTTTGTAGAGGAAGCTTTGGAGCTGGGAGAAGAAATGCGATTGCCGGTGGGAGTAATTCACTTAACTCGTGATCCGTTGCAAGTCGCCAGAAGCTATAATAATCGAAACTCTGTTCCTGGCTCCCTTGACTGTGTGTGGCGTTTACCGATGGAGGCTCGAAAGAATTTTTTGAAAATCACAGAGGGCTTAACCTCGTATCAGAAAAATTTATGGGATTGGTTTGAAAATGAAATTCGGTTTCATCACTATAAATCTAAATTTGATAAGACATATGATATGTACTTTTCTGATCTTAATAATATAAGCAAATTAAAAGAAATGCTTGCTTTTTTTGGTATGACTATTGATCAAAATAAGTTAGAAAATAATCTCCATGAAGGGGCGTTAGATAAAAATTCAAACGAAATAAAAACCAATGTTTCCCTGGAAGACAAAAAAGAGGGAGGCCAATTTATTGAGATATTAAAACGCTATGACATCGGTAATATTTTTGATGATTCATATTATATTAAATATAAGATGCTTAATAAATTAAGGAGATTGTGAAAAATTACGATAAATTTTATGAAGAAGGAGGCTTTGGATATTCCGAACACCTTGAAGAATGGATTTTTGATAATGTTTTCGAGGGTAAATATGAAAAAGATGCATCTTTATTAGACGCAGGTTGCGGAGATGGATTCTGGAGCTTCTTGTTATCTTCTCGCTTCAATGTGACAGGTATCGACACATCTCACTCAGGGATCAAAATGGCGCTCAAAAAAAGCAGAAAATATAAAACAAAAAATATTGATTTCATATGTGGCGATGCTTTAGAAGTGAGAGGCTGTTTCGATATTATTTTTTGCAGGGCTATTTCTTGTTTGAATCTACCTCCTCAAAATCTTCTTTTTAAAGAAAACATGCAAAAACTTTTTTCCTTATGCAAAAAGGAATTAATCTACATTCAATATACGCAGAAACCCTATGGCCGCTGGGATGAGTCTAATTTATTTGATAAAGACTCGGACTCGAAAACATATTATAACTCGAAGTGGTATTACCATGATCCGGAAGAGTTGTATAAAGTGTTTAGCCAATTGGGCAATGCAGAGGTAAGGGACATTGATTCGTATATTGTGGGAAAAATAAAAAAGATATGAAAATGGTTATTTTAACAGCCTTGTGGAAAAGGCCTGCTCTTACGGAAATTTTTCTTTCTTACTATAGCAACATGAAGGAAAGGCTTGAGGGGCAAATAGACTTAAAATTGGTTGCTGTAGGATCCGAGGGTTTAGTTACTGAAAAAATCTCAAAAGATAATGGATGGAAATACGTCGAAGCACCCAATAACCCGGTTAGTCAGAAATGGAATGCGGGAGTTAAGTCCCTGAAGGATATTGATGCTGATGCCGTTATTATATTGGGATCGGATGATTTTATATCAGACAATCTTCTCTTAGAATATAAAAAACGGTTAAACGAGAATTACGCACTCATGGGCGTTAAGGATATGTATGTACTTGATGTGCCTACGGAAAGATTTGGAAGGTGGAGGGGCTACCAGCCAAACATATATGAGGATCGAACCGGCGAGACCATAGGCATGGCCAGATGCATTGGTCGCAAGGTTATGGAAATGGTTGACTACGACATATGGCTAAACATTGGAGCGGATTTCGGCTTAGATGGGATTATGTCTTCAAGATTTAAATCTCTTGCCCTGGCATATTGTTCTGAATCAAATGCTCCTTTATACGAAATAAAGGGAGATTCAAAAATATATAAATGGGGTCATGTGGGTTACTATCTTAGTGATCTCGAGTCTGTTGGGGTAGACATTAAGACATCAACTAATATCACAAGTCTGGACATGTGTATTAGGTCGAACCCTTTATGCATGGAGTGGATAGAGGATGCCGAAAGGTTTTTCTCCGAGAATTTACCGCATTTGAATTTCCAAGAGATAATGACAGCAAGTGGGTAATTTTCCACACAGGGCCAAGGCTACAGCCCAATTATAGACAGATGAAGAGTGTAACTTACTTCTATGAACTTGATCATAGAAGCTCCCCTCTCAGCCCCTCCTAGTGAGATTTCTTGTTTCCGGGATGTTACTCTTTACGGGAAGATATTTATATTCGAAGACGTTTTATTAAAATGCGAGAAAGGATCTAGAAGTTTTTATTGGGAGTGGTTAAAAGCCCATGGAGCGCATGACTTCATATCTCAATTACTAAAAGAAAGCGAAGATGTATCCGGGTTTGTTATAGGAGAAAAGAAAAGTAATTTAAATATCCCTCGAATTGATGCCTTTAATTTGAGCTTTATCATTTCTGCGATATCGTCTGTTAGTGACAGATAAAACCCTAAAGTCCAAAGTCGACTTTTAACTTTTGTTAGACTTTTGAATTTGTGTGTGTATTATAATAATATGCCGCAAAAACGCAAATATACAAAAAGGTCCGAGTATTGGCAAAAGTTCCAAACTAAAAACCTTCCCTTAGAAAGCCTTATTAGTCAGGAGAACACAGGCCCTATATTGGCTGGAGACAATTACTATGTGAGTACTTATGCCCAAGCTAGCTCAGCGGGGACCGCATCTTATGATAGAAGTTCGTCCAGAGTTAACCAAGGATCTTCCAAGAGAAGTCAGGGAGTAGGGTCTCCATACGCAAATATAAAAGAAGGAATACTCCCGTATGACTTTAAGTCGAATGGGGTGGACATAAGGGAAACCGTAGACTTGTGCCAAAGAGCTTACGCTAATGTTCCTATATTTAGAAACGCAATAGATATAATGTCAGAACTGGCTAATTCAGCCATACACGTCGAGGGAGGGACAGAAAAGTCAAGAAAATTTGTAGAAAAATGGTTTGCTAAAATTAACCTTTGGGATCTTAAGGATCAATTCTTTCGTGAATACTATAGATCCGGAAATGTTTTCCTGTATAGAGTAGATGGCAAATTCACAACCAAAGACTTTGCGAAATTAAATAAGATATACGGAGGAGAAGGGTTAAAGCCCGGGCAAATACCTATTCGATACATTCTCCTTAACCCTTATGATGTTATAGCGACAAGGAGCACCTCTTATAAGGACGGGGTATATAAGAAAATTCTGTCGGAGTATGAACTTGAGGAGCTTAGAGAGCCCAAGACGGAACACGACAAAGAGATTCTTAAGAACCTACCAAAAGAAGCAAGAGAAAAAATCAAGAAAGGAACATGGTCTCCAAATGGGATAGAGATAACCCTAGATTCCACAAAACTGTCTAGCACTTTTTATAAGAAACAAGATTATGAGCCATTTGCCGTTCCATTTGGTTTCCCGGTATTGGATGACATCAACTGGAAACTTGAATTAAAGAAGGTTGACCAAGCGATAAGTAAAACCATCGAGAATGTTATTCTTCTTATAACTATGGGAGCAGAGCCTGAAAAGGGGGGAATAAATCCAGAGAATCTTTCTGCGGCAAGATCTTTATTTCAAAACGAAAGCGTAGGAAGAGTTATGGTGGCCGATTATACCACTAAGGCTGAGTTCGTGATTCCTGATATTAGCAAAATAATAGGCCCCCAGAAATATCAAATAGTCAACGAGGACATTAAAGAAGGATTGCAAAATGTTATTGTCGGCAATGATAAATTCGCGAATACCCAAGTAAAAGCCGAGATATTTTTAGAAAGGCTAAAGGAAGCCAGATTGTCTTTTTTGAATAATTTCCTTCAAGACCAGATTAAGATGGTGTGCCAAAATTTAGGATTCAGGGATTATCCTGTGGCTAGATTTGAGGAAATAGATATTAAGGATGAGGTTCAATTCCAAAGAGTCGTAACAAGATTACTTGAAATAGGCATAATTACTCCGGAACAAGGGATTAAGGCTATGAAGACGGGGATATACCCTGATTCTAAAAACTTGAAGGAAGCCCAAAAGGAATACGTCAAGGAAAGAGAGGAGGGTTTATTTAATCCCTTGATCGGTGGCGTTCCCATGATAGAGTCTCCGGAAAGCAATGAAACGACAGGTCAGCCATCCGCTGGGAGGCCGGCGGGGACAAAGAAAATAAAACAAACCAATACTACTAGGGCTGAAGAGTTGTACAGCAGGAAGGAAGTTCAATCTATCATATATGAGGTTGAAGATCTTTACTCTCACTCCAAAGACAGGATGAATAAAAAAATGAAAACCGAGTCCTTGAGCAAGGAGCGGGAGGGGATGTTAATGGATTTATGCAAATCAGTGGTTTCGTCAAGAGAGAAAAAGAACTGGAAAAGAGAAGTTACTAATTGTATAAAGAATTTCGACAAGATAGAATCCCTGTTGCCCATCTCTGAGATTTTGGAATTATCCCAAAAGCACGAACTCGATTTATACCCTTCTTCATTGTTGTATCACAGTAATAAAAAAGAAGTGTAATCCTTTCCCATGGGATTGCCGTATAAGTATATAACATCTTTTAACGACGAAGTTCGAGCCTCATCTGAGAGTATAGAAGATCTAAGTTCAGGATTATCAGAAGCTTCTCTTTCTTCATTGAAGCCCTTGATACCTCAGGATATTGATTTTGATAGAAATATTGATCTTCTTGGAATTGCGTTCAACGCGGCTGTAGTTAATAGATTTAATAAGAATGATGATGGGATAACAACTGAAACTGCATTAGCGGCTTTGGATTACTTTATAAATAAACCAACGAATATAGAACACAATAAACAAAAAGTCGTTGGCCATGTAGTTTCAGCAGGATTCTCTAAATACGGTGAAGCTTCCTTGATCAGGAGGGACGAAATTGACCCTGAAGACTTAACCCCTTTTAATATAGCCTTGGCGTCTGTAGTATATAAAGCAGTGAATTCGGAATTTGCTTCCTTAGTGGAAAGATCCGTAAACCCCGAAGATGAATTATATCAATCCGTTTCCGCTAGTTGGGAAATAGGCTTTAGTGATTACGTTATTGCCCTTGGCAGCAAAAACCTTGAAGAAGCCGAAATCATAGAAGACGAAAAACATATAGAAGAATTAAAAGCTAACCTCAGGGCATTTGATGGTTCTGGCAAACTAGAAGACGGAACAGAAATATATAGATTAGTAACTGGAGATGTTTATCCATTGGGCATAGGCTTCACGGCGAACCCGGCAGCTGACGTCAAGGGAATCTTCTTGCATGGAGAAGATAAAAAAAAAGGGATAGAGGCGAATGAGGACCGAATGGATGTGGAAATCATCCATGTTGAGTCGCCTGCTTTTTCGGAAAAAATAAATATTTCTAAAAAAAATAATTCCCATGCAGAGAAAACACATGTAAATTTGGATGAAATCAAAAATGTTATGGAAGTCAACGAACTACTAGATCAAATTAAGGCGTTAATCGAGGAAAAATCTGAAGAGAAGTTTTCCGAAGAAAGCGTCGCCAATATCATCAAGGTCGTATCCGATGCGATTCGCGACAAGAGCGAGCAATACGTATCTGAAAAGGCGGAAGCCGAACAGGCCAAGCAAGAAGCTGTTGATGCTCAAGTCGAATTGGAAAAGAAAATCGAGTTGATCGAGAAAGACCTTAGCTCTTCCACTGAAAGAGTTCAAGAGCTCGAAAGCGAACAAGCCGAAGCGAAAGCGGAACAATTGTTCAACGGCAGAATGGAAGAACTTGATAAAGAATACGAATTGTCCGATGAAGACCGAAAGGTTATTGTTGCGGATGTTCGTTCTCTTGACTTGACCGAAGAATCATTTTCGGCATTCCAAGAAAAAATGAAGGTCATCTTTAGTCATAAAGCGAAAGAGTTCATTCAGGAACAAAAGGAAATTTTTGAAAAGGCTGTCCAAGCTGAAGTAGCTAAAGAAGTTTCGACTACTTTAAAAACAGAAGAGAAGACAGAAGCAAAGGATGATGAAGGAGAAACGGAAGTTGCCTTGGATCAAGTAGAGGCCACATCCGAAGAAGTTTCATCCAACAATGCAGAAACAGCAGAAAAGGAAGACTCCTTTCGCGATAAATTCGAAAAAGCTTTTTCGGAAGACAATGTAATAATAAACTATTAAGCAACTAAAAAACTTTAACACTAAATACAATGGCACTAAGAATCCTACCATTCAGACAATACGACGAGAACGACGTCATTAACTTGTACTCGCTTGACGAGACTATTCCAGTGGATCCTTCCGAGGATGGAGTAAACGCCGCAGGCGTAGTTGTGAAGATAGACGCGGGAGTTATGGGAGATGAAGTAATTTCTCTCGATGACAATACCTATCTGGGCAAAAAGTACTCTGCTCCAGTCGGGCAAAACAAATATCCAGAGAATCCCTTGAAGGTTAAGGCTTCCGGCAATGACTCCAAGGATGCATTGGGAATCACTTTGCGCCAAACGCTTTCTCATGATGAGAACGGGGAAAAGCTTCTTTATTACCGCTTGAAGGCTGATGAGTTGCAAGCTGTCCTTCCAGGAGAGACGGTTCCTGTCTTGACGAAAGGAGTCGTAACTCTTTCTGCTGATGCTGTGACCGGAGCCCTAGTCGCAGGGAACAGACTTCAAGTCGCCGCTGCCGGGAAGCTTAAGTTGCTTGTGGAAGACGCTAACGCCATCACCCAAATGCCTTGCGTTGGTAAGGTTCTGGCTGTAGGAGAACGCAAAGCCGGAACTTATCCGGATCAATTTGCAGGAGCTTCTGGTTCGTCTGAGAAATATTACGTCGTACAGATTAACTTCTAAATTTAATTATACTTTAAACACAAAAAGGTAAAAAACGCAATGAAAATTACACTTAAAAGAACCGAAGAGCAGGTTGAGCTTGTAAAAGCCATGGCCTCGAAGGATCGAAATGTCGCATACGAAGCTCAGTTGGCTCTTGCGGAGTTTATCGGACCTTTGCTAGCTAAGGTTATCAATAACGCTCCCACTTTGAGTAATCTATTCTCTCCGTTTGAGTTCAATTCCGATGACAGCCCAAGCATCCCCTTGGATTTGTACTACGATATTACCGCAGAGGATTATATCAAGGTATATACCCAGACGGTGCCAGGAGGTCTTCCTAGTAACACGGTAGCTCCAACTCAGAGCGAAATGAAGTTCACGACCTATCGTCTTGATAGTGCCATTGACTTCGATAAGCGTTATGCCTCAAGGTCTCGCCTTGACGTTGTTAGCAAGTCTTTCACACGACTCGCTCAAGAAATTCTCCTTCAACAGGAAAGAACTTCCGCCAACTTGATCCTAGGTACTCTAGTTGATCAAGGGGTAGACACCTCTGCTACTGAAAATGGAACGAAGCAAACCTTGCTTTCTACCGACAATGGCCGACTCCTTCTTCATGACTTCAATCGCCTCCTTACGAGAGCTAAGAGAATTAGCCCTTCCTGGAGTGGCGGAACTCCTGATAATCGTAGTCGTGGAATCACGGATCTGATCGTTTCTCCTGAGGTTGTCCAGTCTCTCCGCGAGATGGCTTATAACCCCATCGCCACGAGGGATCCTGATGGCACTGCCATTTCCAACACTTCGGCCACTGGCATTCCTGCCACAGATTCGATGCGGGAAGCGATTTACGGCAACGGTGGGATTCCTGAATTTTACGGGATTTCCATTCAAGAGATCTATGAACTCGGTGAGGGTCAAAAGTATACGGGTATTTATAATTCCCTTAAGGCTTTGACCGCCGGCAAGAAGGATCTAGTTATTGGTCTAGATAAATCTAGAGAATCGTTAATGAGAGCTGTAGCCGTTGATTCGGTAAGCGGTTCTAGCTTTAACCTTTTGGTAGATGACCAATATGTCACTCGACAACAAAGGATCGGATACTACGGGGCTATGGAAGAGGGTCGCATGATTCTCGATAGTCGCGCTGTCCTTGGTATCGAAGTGTAATTCATTTTGTTTACCGCATTTAGTGCGTGACGCATCAAGAAATCCACCTAAGGGTGGATTTTTTGTTTCTATGGATTATAATATAAGTGTACATCTATGGTAATAGCACATTCAATAAAGGAGATATAAATATGGCTGCAAAGAAAAAAACCTCAACGAAGAAATCCAAAAAAGAAAAACCGGTTCTAGAATATACAGACGGAAAATCCTGCGATACCTTAACTTCTAGGGCTAAGGGACTGGACGAGATTCTAAGTGAACAATCGTCCAATCCATTCAGAACTGAAGACAGCGAAGAGTTCCAAGCCAAGATAGATGAAATGAGTCTTTCTCAGATGCAAGAGCTTGCGGTAAGAGCTAGTATTTTCCCCTCAGGGAACAAGACCACTCTGAAAAATAAGCTTTGCAGGGAATTTAAGGCAAAATTTCATACTGGCTTAAAGATAGCACAAGTCACAAAACCTGTATTTGATTTAAATTCCGAGGCAGTCAAAAAGGCCTTGGAGATATCGAAATCTGACTCTTGAGCTGGAACGAAATAGGAGAAATAGCCACCGGGATTTATGAATATGATTTCGGAGAAGGGTCTACGGCAACAACAGTATCGCAGATATCTGGGTGGCTAGAGGCAAATGTGGGAGAATTGAATTCTTTGATTTTCTCATGTTTTAGTGGCGCGAATCCAGGAATGGGATTAGAGGAGCGGGCTATATTTCGTCATTTATATTTAAAGAGTTATTACGAAAAAGAGAGTAGGAAGATATTGCAGGGCGTACAAACGACTTCAACGGAAACAGATGGATCGGGAGAAATAGTAACTTCTGATTGGACAGAATTGAGGGAAGGCGATAGTTACATAAAGAGGGTCGCTACGCTGGCCACACCCGCTACGAAGACCCAGGCATCAAAGACATTCCTGCAGTTCTCTCAGGACACCGAAATAAGCCTTAAAGACCTAGTGTACAAATACAACCTGTATAGAGCTAACCCGGCAGAGGCTTAACTCCCGGCCAAGTCCATTAAATCTTGCATGTCAAGTTTCCCGCCTTTTTTCTCGGCGGCATCATGAAGAGAAACTCCTTTTGGGGAAACCCCCATATATTCGTAATCTTCCTTAGTGGCTCCTATTATGGTGCTAGCCCCTCCTTTATCATCGTCTTGATGGAGCATTTCCTTTCCTTTCTCAGACGAGGCGGCAAAATCCAGCAAGGCCTTCGGGTCTTTCTTTATGTGCTCCGGGATATTATCATGCCTGTCCGTTATATTCTTAAACACCCTCGTGTATATCAATAGCTGAAGTTGATTATGCGTGAGATTACAGACGGGAATTCCGTAGAATTGCATACTGTCTTCTGAAAACGGCATATATGGATAATAAAAATCTTGAAGAATTAAGTTCTGTATATTATCCTCAGAGAACATTTGAAAGTTTTTATTATGTATTTCTATCAATCCTTGTAGTGACTTATATCCAACATCATCTAATTCATTTTCCGTAAATAGCTTTTTTTTCATTTCCAAATCAAGAAACAAACTCTCTATAATGTAGTGATCGTTTACTCTTTGTTTGGAATATTTTTCGCAGGTATTGCCCAGTAGACTATCTTTTTCTGATGTCTTTATGTTAAGTTTTTCGCTCTCTTCTTCTATTAATTTATTTTGTTGGTCTATTTGAGACTTAAGGATTAAATGGGACTTTCCCTTTATTAAGTTTTCGACATAAGAAGATTGTCTGGAAATAAAGTCCTCATCTTCCTGCGTCCATAGATGATCGGCCTTTAACGACTTGAGAGCTTCCTCTTCCGTTGGCAACCCTCGATCTTTTGCGGATTCATAAAAAGAAGACTCAATATCTTCTAAATTAACTTGATCGTGAGTACTGAGGTGGCGTATGTATATAGCATCGCCGCCGAATTCCGACAAAGAATAACCGCTTACTATATCGGAAAAAACCTTACGATATAAGGTCTTCTTCACTCATTAAACGTTTCCTTCTTCGATGTCCTTATTCAGGCTATCAAAGTCTTCCTTGCTTGCACCAGAGCTAAAATACCAAAAACTAATAAAAGACATGAGCTTATGTTTTGCCACGTCAAATAAGTCATGACCCTCTTCGTCTATCCTATAGTAATCATCGATTTTGTCTTCTAATGCTTCTCCCACGAAAAACGAATTAATATCATCATCTTCGTTTTCTTGATGATATGACAAATTCACTAGATACCATAATATTACTTTATTTTGAGCTTTAGTATCTGCCGTATGATTAAAGACCGAAGAATACGCAGTTTCTAGATCCACGATCTCTCTTCTTAATTCCGCAAGATCAGACAATAATCCATCAACTTTGTCTTGTTCTTTTTTATTCTTTTTTGTTTTTGCTTCAAGGCGGGTATACTTGGATTGTTGTTCAGCGAGTTGGGTATACTTTCTTGTCAACAACTGAGCGTCTTCTTCGGATAGCAATCCCCCCGTGTCGCTATACTTCTTAGCCAGCATTGCTTTAGTAAGAACGCCCTTCTTTATGCATTTACTTAATTCAATGCTATATTCCATGTCCGCTTCCTCGACATCCCTTCTGTTTGGTTCCTTGATGATTATCTTGACCGGAACCATTTCCTTAACCGTTTTGGTTACCGAGATCTCCTCCATTTCCCCAGAGTCTTTATTCTTCTGTTTTTTTGTGTCGGTCTTCTCGACCTCGCGTTCCACTTCGATGCTAAAGCTGTATAGTTCTTTCATAAAAATCCTTGTTCCTATATATTAATGATTAAATTTAAAAATTACAGTAAAATTTTCTAAATCTTCTTCTGAGTTGCGTATTGAGTCATTCCCAAGGTCCAATACTCGCTTGCGTAAATATTGCATTTTTTGACCATCAAAATAATTTGCCTGATCAATTATATCCGAATAAGACTCTGGAATGCTTTTTTTAAGCTTGTCGAAATTAATCGAATGATCTTTTTGTAAGTCTTCCAACAAATACAAAAAATCCTTAAAAAGCCTTTTAACATGCCTTTCGTGTCCCTCCTTGAGAAGATGCCAATCCGTCATTACCTTAAATTCCCTTAAACCTTGTTATTATTATACACACAAAACAATAAAAATAAAGTGTAATATATTTGATATGGCTAATTTACTGTCAGATGCAGACAAGGAAAAGTTAGGAAATGTATTCCAGGATCTTCATGATACATTCTCTAGGGACGTCCTTGTTTATAAAGAAGCTAAAAGGATTGTGATCAATACAACCATGGAGCATAATCCAATATATGGAGAATACGCGAGGAGCGATTCAACCATTCAAAACACCTCATTAACCGTGCCCAACGGATCCTTTGAGTCTGATGGCGAAGCAGGAGATGGGGTAGATTTAAAAAGTTCCCCGGCTAATTGGACGGCTACTAATCAAGGTCTGTGGAGAACGGAAATAGTTGAGGCGGGACAAGATGCCGGGGCCACAAACCCCGCGAATGCTGACGAAGGGACTTATTATTTAAGGATGAAAGGGAATCTGGAATGGTCGCTGACCTCCCTGGATCTAGGGCAAATTGAAAAAGATAGTTCTTATCATTTGACCGCCGCAATAGGCCAATCTTCTTTTTATTCAGCCGGGGGAGGCCTGGACTGGGGGAAAGTAGTAATGTCATTGCATGATTCAGACGACGAAAAGCTATCGGAATTAATAATCAATTCCGAAGATTTGGCCGTAGATCAATTCAATGATTTTTCCACTTCGTTCAAGACTGAAAACGTTTCGGGCTCAATAAATAAAAACATAAAGATAAGAATCACCCATGATGATTCCGGGGTTAATAACAAAGCTTCTATATGGGATAACGTAAGGCTTGTGCAAAAAACCGCCCCAAAATCGGCAGACGATATATCTCGGACCCCTCAATATAAGACAATAAAAGCCAGAATAGAATATGCTTCACCAATGAATGAAGACCCTCTTTCGGCAAGCCCTATTGATAGCAAATTAAATGCAATGATACCACAAGGTATGGTAAGGATCAAATTAGATAAAGAAGGCTTTGATTATATATCCGGAGCGAAACGCATTGATTTGGACGGAAAAAGATTCTTTATTGATTCTGCGGTTAGACCTCATGGTTTGTTTGACCCTAAGTTTTATACGTTTTTCCTAAAGGCTGTAGAATGAGCAAGGATGTTCCAGAGGCAGACGTAGCCAGTATTCGCAGGCAGATGTCACGAAAACCGAGGTTTAAGAGATCGATGATGTCAGGTGCTATTGCGGATTTTGAAAAAATTAAAGCGAAAATGATATCGGAGTTTAACAATCACAAGGTGACAAGGGAAATTGAGGACGGTCCGAATGCGGAAAATACATCAGGATCCCTTCATAAAGGTAATTTATTTAGTTTCATTGGCTTTGTTCAGGGCGACACCCCTACTGATGAAATTCGAGAAGTCTTGCAGACTATGTTTATCATTAGCGAAGTGAGGGTGGTTTCAAGAACCGCAAGGGTTTGGTTTAATCTTCCTGATCGAAAAGAAATATTATCCTCAATATGGGATAAAACCCATCTATCTTGGGCCCCGGGGAGATCTTGGGCGGATGGAATTGAGACTGGGTTATCTGGTTTAGGGCAGTATATTTATTCCCCCACGGGGTTTAGGAAGCCAGATATAAGTCTTTCTGGTACCGGACTACAAGCAAAGGGACAGCTTAAGTCTGCACGGGGTAAAGGTAATTTCGCGGGTTCGTTTAAACCTAAAAAATATATGAGGGAGATTGTCGAAAACGCAGGCAAGGAACTTTGGAAATTAAGGATGAAACAATATCCCGGGAGCGGAATCATAACATGAAAGTTCAATTTAATCATGAAGCAGTAACTAGTTTCACTCTCTGGTTTGATAATCATTTGATCAATAAGGGCGAAGGCTTCTCTGATCAT